TGTACGACGACCACCATTAGCCTGTGCAGTATTGAAACAGGTATTGTCAATGGTGTCAGCAGTCATGGTGAGCGTGTAGCTCTGTGCGCACCCGATTACGGCGATGGGGAAATATTCCATATCAACTGTGATAGGGCCTGTTACTGTATAGGTGGAGTCAAAAGTTACCTGACCGAAGAGGTAGTCAATAGTTGCTACATCTGCAGTGTGGTCGACGGCATTATCATAAACCGTAACCGTTGCGGAACGATCCCAGATCTCTTTGGCTGTTGCATTGATCTGATACGTTTTGCCCGACACAAGCGTCATCGCTTCAGTGGTGGCGGCTGTAGGTGTACCTACCGACATGAGGTTTGCAATATAACCTGCAGCCCCTTTCCAAATAGCATCAGAACTGACACTCCAGGAAGTAAGACCGGTATCCATGGACGTGAATGATTGTCCCAGGATCGTATCTTCAATTGACTCGCCATCTGCGCTAAATTCGCCCTGCGAGCCCGGAAGAGTGACATAGGTCACGTCATCTGTTGAAATCCTAATTGATTTAGCCATTACTGTCTCCTTACATTATAAAGCAAGCCTGTGGCTGTTAGTCACAGTCTGGGGCTCGATGATTAGTGCGAAGTTCACTGAAAACAAAGGACGTTCATCCTCATCCCTACCTAAAAAGCCAAGATCGCCATTTTGTGTGATAGACACCCACCGATCACTATTAAGGTTCTGTGAGGGCGTACCTAAAAGAATATCCTTAACTGCCTTAGCCTCGATAAATGTGGCTAGATACGTTCCTACGGCACCTCGCACCATTACCTGTAACGTAGGAAAATCCAGAAGCCATTTTGGGTTGGGCGCTTGTCCGCCCGTGTCATATATTGTAATAACATTGTCTGGTTTATCTGGCATAGCGCCAACTTCAATTTGCCAACCTGATATGGCCACATGTGCAGCGAGAAGGCTCTTGGCCCCTACGGAGGGTGGGTATTCAGCCATTATCTGACCCTCCCAGCGGAACCTATCTTTGTAACTTGTGCCTGCATCTTCTGCATGAGTAGTGCTTTGAAGACATGGATACGTTCATTCGTAGCGCGTTCAAGAAATTTGGCATATTTACCTTCGCGATGCCGCATCTCCAGATTCTCATGTACATATGCGGCATACCAAGGATGTCCACTCTTAGCATATCCAATTACAACCTTTGGCCCAGCAACACCCTGACGTGTTTCAATGAAGGCTGATTCCTCTAGTGCATGGGTGTCTACTGGTACATATTGCTGTGACAAGTCGTAGATGGGTTGTAATGCTTCTGTAATGGCTTGGGGAGTAGCCCCTACTACTTGGTTGACAACGCCATCAATTTTAGCTGCGATACCTGCAGCTACCTCACGCATACCTTTAATAGACACACCGGTGGAATCAAACTTAACCACCATGGGTATGTTGATCCGTCCAATGGATGCGCCTCTAATAGCCATTAGAGGAATGCCTTATGTAGTACAGATAAGTCACGTAAGTCTGTGGTACTGTGCCGTTGACGCACTCTATGCCCATCAATGGTGGTAGGATTTGTTATTGCTGTCTGATCACCTTCAATAAGGTAATCACCAATATCAACAGCTATGGGGAGGTACACAACAGTGTTGGATGTTTCTTCTTCACCTTTAGTCGTGCGGAACTGTACAGCAGTATCTTCCCAACGGCCTTTGTATAGCACGGGGGTGCTGTAGAGGAACCCGCCAAATCCATCGGACCCGGTAACCGACCAATGGGTTACATCGTGTTTGAAGTATTTGGTGGGATCCATTATACCACCCGAAACTCGGCTTTCAGGCCAGAACTTGCTAAGTTAGATAGGATACCACAAGTATCCAACATGATAGCGGTTTGTCCATAGCGGGTGCTGCGTAAGCCATCACCTAAATGATCAACATCATAGGATTCAGATGCATCACCCATCTTAGTAAATTTGATAGTACCCTCGCCCTCACTCAGGGCAGTGAAATGTGCTGCGAGGTACAGTTCGATCTTCTTGAGTATTGCGTCACTATGTTGGCACGTACCTCCAATGAGGTACGTATCAACAAGTAAATGGGCGGTATCGACATAACTGCCCAAGATAGTATCATCATCAGCCGCTGTGGTGACAACCTCTCGAACTTCTAATGCTGATACTCTTGCATCCGCCACGTCAGTCTCCTTTAGGAGTCCTCACCTTCAACTTCGTCCTCACCTGATGCCACTGCCTCCGCTTTAGCAACTGCTGCCTCAGCTTTGGCTACGGTCACATCTTTCAGGCGATCCTTGAAGGTATTGGCCGTCTTTTGTGATACAGTGATCTCCTCGCCAATTTCGGCGAGCCTGCGACCACCAGTTTCGTTCGGGACCCAAATGGATTTGGGGCCTACAACAACACGTTGTACGCCTTCTGTTTTGGGCTTGGCTACTTTTGTCTTTGAGCCTTCATATGCCACGATACTTCTCCTATTGTTAATATGGGTTGGGCCCCCCGAAGGGGGCTCCAACATTTCTCCTGACAACTGGCTATCAGGAAATTACTGCCACACCCGATTGCAGGGTTTGCGTCCACCTCAGACGTGGGATCATGATCGCCATGACCTTGAAGTGCAACTGCATTCCACCCTGGGTTGCCCATTGGACTACCGTCGGCTGCATCCCGATCACTTCATCAATGACGTCGCGCGTCAACTGGAAGAAGTAAGCGGTATTGGCTGGTACGTTCTGTGAAGGCGTAATGGATGTAATACCCGCAACCTTCATGATACGTTCCAGGATCGTCATCAATGACGCACCTGATACATCGTAGTCCGTCTGGAAGCGATTCCAGGTGGCATAGTTCACAGTCAATGCGTACGGGCCCCACATTCTGTTGTTTTCAAGTGCCGCAACAGCTGCCAGGACGTCTGCGATGATTTGTGCACCGGTAGAGTCAGTATCCCAACCCGTGGTACCAGTCATCGTTACTGCTTCCGAGTTCGGAACAGTGCTGAGACCATAGATCACGGAGGAACCAACACGAGTAGCGTGACCAGCTACAACCATTGCTTCGATCTTCTCCACTACCAGGCGGCTTGCGATTTCCATCTGAGCCGTATCCAGAGGCATGCCCGTCTTGCGAGAGGCTTCGAGCTTCCGAATGTTGATGGTGAAGTCCTTATGGATGATCGGCAGAGGCATGCTCTTCAGGCTGTATTCCAGAGTATCTTGCTCACCCCTGGTAACACCTGCCATCGAGACATCGGCCGGTTCCATATCACTGACATCTTCCCACTCGAGGATCGTAGTACCGAGCCCGTTGGGGATGTTATAGGTCAGACCGTTACCGGTGAGCAGCTGTACCAGCGGGGTACGCTGACGTGCTACTTCGATAAGGGCTGTATCATACTGCTTCCACTCGTCCTTGCGAAGAACATCGCAGGTACGCAGTGCGTTGGTATTGAAGCCACTTTGCATGAGGCGCATTGCCACATCGCCAGTGCCTACCAATCCACCACCCTGTGCAGAGATGGTATCAACTTGTACTCCTGTATTCATTTCTGTCTCCTTACAGGGTTAGTTAGATGATTTCACACTTAAACCGGGCGCCTGCAGAGGCGGAGGTAAGTGCGAGACCGAGGACTGATGCACGAGCGGTATCAGCAGTTGCTGCAGCCGTTTGTACATCCTGAAGACGACCGAGGCCGTCCGATTCAACAAATGCCAATGCAGTTACGTCAGCCGTACCAGCAAGGGCCCAAACAACAGTACCCGGAGGGCAATGTGCCATCAAGGTCGTGTCGTACTGGGCATAATCGACGTCAATGCCGTCGCCCGTCATTTCCCTTTCATACGCGAACAATGGTTGCGCATTGAGGGATTCACCTGCGTGCTTTTTGACGCCAGTTGCAGTCCGCTCCAGGAGCATTCCCGGAGTGATTGCTGCGTCAGCAATTGATTCTCTGCGAATGCAGAATTCCTCTCCTACGAGGATTACTTTCTTAACAGCCATGATAAACTCCTGTTAACTGTTGTGGACTGGCGTCAAGCGGCGTCAGCGTTCTTGGTGGAAAAGATTAAAGGCGCTGGCGGAGCCAGATTGTCGTCTTCACCACCAGCGTTAGCAGCCAATGAAGCTCCATTGCCTTCATACGAAACCTCGACTGCCGCCAATTCGACAAGTGTCTCGAGTTCATCGATATCCTTGGCTTTCAGTTGGTCCTCGGTGTACTTACACCGTGAATTGCTCTTCAGTCCCTGGATTAGTGCGTCCTTACGGGCGCGATGCAGACGCAAGCCGGACTTCAAATGTTCCTGAATTTCCGCTGGTGCATTTGCAATATAGTCATCGGTAGTAACTGGCTTGACGGCTGCTGCAGAGTTGACCTCTGGGGTGACAACAGCGGTGGGCTGCTCACCCTCGCTCTGCTCACCCACATTGGTGGTCTCTTCAACAGACGCTACAACCGGAGTCATCCGAGACAGTTGAGCTTCCTCGAGGGTCATCAACCACTCGCGGTCATCTTCGCCGAACTGAGTGCCTTCGTTGGCAATCAATCCATTGACGATTTCCTCTCTGTTCATAGCATTCTCCTGAATATTACCTTGGTTATCATCGCCGGCGTCACCCGGTACGATTACGGTCTCGGATATATTATCCAAGTTCTGTGTGTCCGCGGAGAGGCTCACAACCATGTGATCTCCTGATACGGACAGTACATTGCTGCACCAACTAGTGAATTTCTGCAACATATTTAAATCATCTACCGTGGGCACCCGATCACAGGCGCACTCGCCATTAGCGGAGCCTTCTAAGCTGCTAGCTGCTGCACTGGCACCTGTGTTGAGTTGGGCAGCACGCATTACTGGATCCATGTTGTTTGTCCTTGGTGCTCCGCAGCCATCGGCTACGCTACATGCACCTTTGACTCCCTTAGGGAGTACTGCAAGATGGTCTGGAACGATATTACGCCAAACAGAGTCGTACTTCTGATTGTTGTATATACCGTTGATACGTTCACTCATGGTGAAAAGGCCGGTAGATACTTCAATCATTTCATCGCCTGTCTTGAGAGCCTCAATAACATCTTGGGCATCTTGGGACATAGCATTGACACGTGTGTTGTTAATCCAGATTTCGGTTTTGAGCTTCTTGCCGTCAAGGCGTGTGTTGAAAAGCTGGCCGAACGAGTTAACCTCCAATACTGAAGGAGAACTCGCCGACACAGCCAACCCATCCACCCGAGGATGATCGTAAACGACGGGCCTTCCATTCCAGCCATCTGGAAAGCGTCCGAATTCTTCTGCTAGTGCTAATTCTGGTGAAGGCGCGTTTGCGGGCCACAGGACGCCCTCAACGAGAACGACAGCAGGGATAACCGTATGCTCCTGATTGAAGAGCTCCGCTGTTCGAATTCCCGCAATGTCAGGTTCAGCCTGAATTGAGAGCATGGTACGTACTGAAGTATCCTTTTGTGTGCCCATATTTAAGTACCTTGCGATATGTTAATTATAACGGTTGTAAAGCTAAAAATCAACTAGTCCTTCAATATTTCTGCTCATCCTCATTGGGGCTGCACACACATTGCTGGATACATGGTGCAGTAAGTCTGCATATTCAGCAACAGTGACGGGATATCACCTACTACATCAGCCCATGGTTGCTCTGCAGTAGCGGCAGTACCTGCCTTCAATCTCGTATCTTCACCAAACTTGAAGTCCAACGCCTTGAAATCCTTTGGTGGGCCTCTGAACGTTATGTGTTCATAGGAAGCTGTTCCTTCAGCACCTCTTTCCATACTGATCATAGAGCAACCTGAAAGGAACGCAAATAGTATTAATAACGCAATATACTTATACATAGTATCCCATCTCCTATCTCCTTAACCTTTGCCAGTAAAGATTGCCCCTATACGAACACCCAAAAACATGAGCCAACGTCTCCACCCAAAGACTTGATTCACCTTCATAGCCTCAAGAAATACCCTATCTGCCCAGGAGCGCTCAACTTCATCTAGGCGACAAAGATAATCATGCACAATCGCTGCAGGTCGATGATCGTCGTTTTTTGGGAATACAGGAGTAAGTATCTGTGGGATACTTGCTAGGTCAGTTTCGAACCCCTTAGGTACAACAACGGTACCCGCAAGATCACTCATGTAGATGAGGTCCTCATGTAGGATCCATTGACCTTTACGACCAATCTCCAGAGGGGGAATTTGCTCAAAATGTGCTTCCATTTACTTCATGCCTCCATGCGGTAGTGAGTAGTGATTGCCATCGTTAAAACGTCCACCCCACGAACCTCCCATAAACTCCCACAGTTCACCTAGAGGGAGATGGTCATCAGTAGAGGTTAGGTATTTACCATCAAGGTAGAGATTAAGGTCGAGGGCAAGCCCGATGCCATGTAGACTGTTCTGATGATGA